AATTGACCAGCCTTTTCTGCGGCAATCTTCTTAGCGGCAATCTCTGCGGCTTCTTTAGCCATACCGCTAGATACCAATGTGGCGGCTTCTTTTGCGCCAATACCAGTAGCAGTTAATGCGGCAGTACCACCACCAGAAATCAAAGCGGGGATAAGCTGTGGAACTTGTTCCAACAAGAAACTAGCAAGCAGTGTTGGACTTTTAACTGTTTCCGCAAAAGCAGTACCAGCCGCTGATAGCTGACCATTCTTTTCTGCTTCTTGTATCTTCTTAGCTCTTGCTTCCTCCATTGCTTTAAGAGGAGCAGACTTCATCTCTTCGCCATACTTCTGGATATCTTCACCAAGACCTAAAGCACCAGTCTTGTTAAAGTTACCAGTAGCCAAACCATAGAGTTGGCCGGGCAATTGAACCAAAGATCCAATACCAGAAATTAAACTAGCAGGAACGTCAGTAGCGGCCTCACCCCATGTGCGCTCACGCTTGGGTTGTGCTACTGGTTCTTCTGGCTTTTGTTGTATTGGTTGGCCAAGACCAAACTTTTGGCGAATGGCTGACCGAGTAGCATCATTAGCCTGTGCATAGTTTGGATCCTGCCCCGCATACTTGTCAAAGATTGCCCGTTTAGTGGCTTCGTTGGCCTGTGTGTAATTAGGGTCTGCAAGTATTTCTTGAAGAGATGGCATTGTTTATCTCAGAAGAGGATTATTTGTGTCAACTGTACCAGTAGGTCTTGCCGCTGAAGTCCTCGCTGAAGTAGCCATTTCCCTTTGAATTAATTGTCTACGGAACTCAATAGCATCAAAAGGAAGACCAGCTTCTTTTGCCTTCTTCTGTTGTTCGCTCATGTACATCATTCCAGATGGGCTGTCCAAAAACTTGGCCACGTTATCTGCGGCTTGGTCTTGCGTCATCTCGCCCTTGAATCCAGATGAAATACTCTTAACACGCTCATACGCCTCAGTCGGTGACAAACCTTGCTTAACATACTCAGCAATCGCTTGAGAGTCAATAGTAGGCGTTGGCATTGAATGCAACTTCTCACGCAATGAACGATCCAGCTCATGGATCTTCAATTGAGTTGCGTTGTTCATACCAGCAATCTTTTCTGCGGATGCGCGGTTAACTTCTGCCACTTCCTTCTGAGTTCTATTGGACATATCCTGCGCAGTAAGCTGAGTACCCGCTTGAGTTTGTGTGCCAAACAGACTAGCACCAGTAGCGGCCGCTCTTTCTCTAGCCTTGCCAAGCTCTGTGCCGATACCAGCAGAACGACCAAGACCTTCAGTCCTACGAGCCGCTTCAATCTCTGCAAGCATCTTGTTTTCTTTTTCCAACTGCGCCAAGTCAGCCGTTCTCTCTGCGCTCTTTTGAGCTAGATAAGCGGGGCCAGCACCACCCAAACTACCCTGACGGATACCACCAAGAGTAGCCATTAAACCCTCGATGCCCCTATTAGCAGTGGCTTCCTTGTACATCTCACGTTGTCTATTGATGCCCTCTTCAGCCTTCTCTCCGTACTTACCAGTCACACCCATAGCTTCATTTCTTGCCTTCTCTGCGGCAATCAAGTCCTCTTGGGTAGGAACTCTAAGACCTTCTTTGGCGGCTTGTAAAAATGCAGGATCATTTAAGCCGGGGATTCTGTTAGCCTCTGGAGGCAAAGCGGATGGAATCCCGCCTTGGTTTGGTTTGCTCTGCTGATCTTTAGCGGCGGCTAAGATCTCAGCCATAACTCTGCGTTTTCTTTCCTCTGGTGTCTCTTGAGGGGCAGGAACATCACTTCTTTCCGTGCCGTCAAACGCAATGATTCCACCGCTTCCGTATTGGAAGAACTCAGAACCAATAGGCAACTGAGCCATACCGCCTTCGGCAAGGTTTACTTGTTCTTGCTCTGCGGGTTGAGGTGTTCCAGCAGGAACTGGCATGGGTTGTGACCGAGCCTGTTGCATCATCTGCTGTTGGGCTTGTTGCTGTTGCTGTGCTTGAAGAGCCATCAGTCCAGCCTTCTGCTCAATCTGATCTTTAACAGATGGCTGTGGGCCTTGAGCCGCCTGCTCTTTCATGGCAGATCGCTCATGCATTTTGTTCTGACGCTCAATCTCCCCAAGAGCAATGTAAGGAGGTATCTCTGGGTTAGCGCCATTAGCATACTGCTTTAGCAGGTCTAATGGATAACCCTTAATGTCGTTAGCAATCTGTACGATATTCATGTTCTACCCCGTTATGCGGTTGGTTTTTGACCCAAGTTAGCCAATGATTGATATAGCCCCATCAAGCCTTGCACCTGACCAGCAAGCTGACTAAGTTGCGTTTGGTTAGTTGTGTTGGCAGAGGTTGTGATAGGCAGACCTTGGAGCAAATCCTTTTGATATTGAACCATCTTGTAGGGGAAATCCCTTTGCTCTTCAAATTGAGTCTTGTCAGCCGTAATACCTTGCTGTTCAATATCACGCTGAGTAGCACCCGCAGTTCCAAGGGCTTGCTGAATTTGTAACTGTCTGGCTTGATCGGCATTGAATTGAGTAGCGGCTTTATCAAATGCATTGGCATAACCAGATCCAATTGCTTTGTTCTGTTCTGCTAACAAACCGCGCTGGGTTTCTGTATCCATTAAAGCCTGACGAGATCCACCAAATGCCCCCGCTTGGGTAGCTTTGTTAGCATTACCAAGCTGGGTAATCTGTGATTGACGGCGTAGCTCTTCCAATTGTGGATTGAGTGCCGCAGAAATATATGGGTTCATATAGTTCTGTGCTTGGTTAGCATTGAACGTACTGTTATTAGCTAGGTTAGAAAGACCACCAAATTGTTGTTGCTGAAGGTTAGATGCACCCGCAGTCAATGGCCCCGTATAAGCCTGATATGGAGCATTAGATAGTGCCGCACCTTTAGACAAGTAGTCAGAAACATAAGGCCCCGCCCATGAAGACAATGAGCTTTCGCTAGATGTTCCAAGAGTAGGTATAGCCGTAGATGCGGCGCTTGTTCCTGTTGTACCCACAGATCCAGTTGATCCGCCGTCAACAAATTTAGCAATTCCACCAGAGGCGTAGCTAACTTGACCGCCCGGCATGAACTTGTCTGGGTTGATGCGCTTGCCCTGCTGTGTTGTACCAGTACGAGCTTTGCGGATACGAGCCATCATGTCGTAAAGTTTGTTTGCGCCAGCATCAGAGTTGCCATTACCAAGGTGGGAAACCACATCAGCAGGAATAACAAACTCACCATGACTTAAGGCGGCTTTTTGTTTTCCATCTATAGAAGAAGGAATTTTGTCTGCCATTCCGTCTGTTGAACCTTGTAAATAACGGGCTACACCGCCTCTAGCCATTGGCACTCCACCAGAAGCTATAAATGCATCATAGCCCGGAGTCCCTTTAATTGGCGTTTCATATGCTATTGAATTTGGGGCGGCTGGAACGCGTGGAGGAACATTTGCAACAACACTAGATGCTGGTAACGTTTCCATTGGTTTAGCTTGAGTGGTAGCGGCAGATGTAGAGGGCGGTGTATACCCTGACAATATTCCTTTTGCTTGGTTAGTAACCGCTTCTCTTGCGGCTGGTGCATTTGTTGGGTTTGCGAAGGCAGTGTCCGTAAAGTATTGTCTGCCCATACTTCCGGGTCTACGATTTGGATCTTCGTAATTAATTCTTCCACGGACGGCTTGCAAGTCCATAGGAATAGTACCCTTATAGCCGGGCGTTTGTACTTTGTCAGCACCAGTTATGGCCTTAACCCCAGCCGCCGCAGTAGCCAAGGCCGCCCAGTTAGTATTTCCTTTAGCGTCTGTAAAAGCACCTTTGAGTTGGCTATAAATTTTGTCGGTTATAGATTGACCAGTAGGCGCTACGGGCTGACCACGCAAAGACGCAAATGTCTCAGGCGTAATACCAGTCTTATCAGAATTAGTTATGGCCGCATACTGTGCGTCCGTCAAAGAATAATACTGACCAGTCTCTGGGTTTACACCAAATTTTGTTCCATCTGGCTGGGTGTAAATAATGTCACCCATGACGGTTTCTGTTTTGATCGCTCTGTCAGCAAGATACTGAGGACTAATGCCTTGGGAGATATCAGATGTTTCAGAAGGAGGAACAGCCAAAGACTGGCCAACGTCAATGTTTGAATAGCTTGCGCCACCCCCTGCGGCCTCTCCATCGTCAGCCCAAATGGGATTGTTCTCTTCATCGTAACCAGATATGTATAGCGCCATATTTAACCTCTTCTACTTAGAAGCCCCGGTAGGCCACAAATTGACCCTCCCGAAGCGATTTTAACCGTGCCGTCTTGAGTTTGTGTTGCCTTTTTGTCTTGCTGTTCTTTAACCAAATTACTAAAGTAATCGGTTTCAAGTGGCTTACCCAACTCAATTGGATTTGTAAATTCTGGGGAAATACCAGAGCCAACGACTTGAGGTTGTTCTGGTTGCTGATTGTCTTGTGATGCCAATACCTGTATCTGCGGAAGCAAGTTGGCTATGCCCGCTTGAAGTTGTGCTTTGGTATTGGCCACTTGTTGCTGTTGCGTCTGTGCCGCTTGGGTTGCCGCAGTCTTGGCAATCATCGAACCCGTTGGCCCCCACACAGTACCCGCCTGACCCGTATATGGTTTTGCAGTTTTTTCTCCAACAAAATTACCATATTGGTCAAACTTATTACCAGAAGAGTCAGTCCATATGCCCTTGCTATAACTCCATCCGGCCATGTTTTGAATGTCGCCTGACTTGCTTAGATCTTCCCAAGGCTGAACTTCATAGTCTGGTCTAGTAGCGTTATATCCAATTGGCCTACCTTCTATATCGAGCATTTGCCCATCTGGACTAACCCAGTAACCTTCTTTGGTTAACTGCCAGTCGCCCATCCCCTGACCAGATGTTCCAAGGAATTGCCAAGGTTGAATCTCTTCCGTAGGATTAAAACTAGCGCCCTGCGACATAGCGGTAATCAATCCAAGGTCTGCCTTGTCTACCTTCTTGTCTTGGTTAATGTCGTAGGCAAGATCCTCTGGACGCTTACCAGCCACAATATCTTTAACCCTTGTGATATCGGATTCGGTAATGTCTCTGCCCGTAGTTCCTGTATAGGTTAGCTGTCCATTAGCCCCACCAACGGGCGTAGCACCCTTAAAGATATCTGTTACATCAGGCGCAGTGGCAGAGGTGTAGATCTGTTTACCGCTTTGGTAAATACTTCCATCTGGTCTAAGTTCCATGCCGTTATCAAAGTACAGAACTCCAGCCTCTCCATCTGGTTTGGCAACAGCGGCAATAGTTCCATTCTTGATAGCGTCAAGAGTTATGTTTTGTGTAGTAGTTTCAGATACTTGTTTTGCATATCTGAGGTCAGCGGCACTAGCCGCATCAACAGCCGCCCTTTGTGCGTCAACAGTTTTCTGCAATTCTTGCGAAGACTGGTAAAGTTTCCATGCGGCAGAACCCTCTTTGTTTGCATCCGTTGGTGCGCCAAGGTTGTAATCATTCAAGATATCAACCTTACCCTTTAGCGTTCCAGCAGTAGCGGCAAGCTGGGTGTTTTGTGCGTTGTACTTATCAATAGTTGACTGGTTATCTGTTTGAATCTTATTGGCCGCAGTAGCCGCATCATTTGCCAACTTTGCTTGTTTATCAGCCTCCGCTCCAGCAGTGTTCCTTGCCTCAACGGTCTTACTGGTATCGTTATAAATAGCCATTTGCTTGTCGTATTCAGCCTTTGCGGTAGTAAATGCATCTGAGTAAGGCTTCATCTTGTCAAGAATTGGTTGCATCTCCTTGTTGTAATTGTCAAGGTATGTATTGCGGGTAGAGTTGAATTCGTCCAATTGCTTTTGGACTTCATCTTTCTGCTTCATCCAATCTTGATAGTGCGAGTCGTATTCATCTGCTTTTGTTTTTGCAGAAGAAGTTAAATCTTGCACACTCTTATAGGCATCTTTGGCTTCTTTTGCAAGTTTGCTTGAGCCTGTATCTATTAGCGTGTTTGCTATGTAATTACCAACCACTGTAGACGGATCTTTACCAGTAACTAAAGCACTTATTCCAGTGGAAACTGTTGAATTAAGAGTCTTCATCTGCTTGTCAGACAAGCCCCAATCCTTTTGTAACCCTAGTTCACTGCTCAATGTGGAGACACCAGACGATACGGAACCAGATGCAAAACCATTTGCTATCGCTTCGTTAACATCTTTGCCTGTCAAACTAGCACGGATACCAGCCACGATAGATGTATTCAATCCGCTAGATATAGCAGTCCCTATTGCTGGCGTAGTAGAAGATCCAATCTTTTCTCCAATACTTTGCGTAACATCTTTTACTGTCATTGGCTTTTGAATTGTTTCCCCAGTAACTGGATCTACAGTTTCTGTGCTTCCAACTTCAGCATACTTTATTCCCTCAGTCACCGCCCAAGAAACAGCGGCAGACTTCATCATGTCTTCAACATTACCACCCCTTGATGCGGTAATGGCGGCGGCAGTAACAAATGGCGGAATGCCAACAGACATACCCGCATATACAGCAATTGTCGGAAGAGGATCCCGAATAATTCCATCTACTGTTTTGTTAATTGTCTGTAGAACTGTGGTAACTGCACCGCTTACTTTGTTTAAAGTGGTTTGAACAACATTACTAAGTGCGCTACCAGCATCATCTAAAGTCTTACCCGGATTTTTAACTATGTTTGCTACCCAATTCCACCCCATATCAAGACCTTTGCTTTCCAAGGACAACAATGATCATGTTGTCCTTTGAAGAAAATTCTTTTCCTTCGTTTTGATACTTATCAAAAGCTTGCTTAAAAGCGGCAGAAGTATTTGCATCTATTGGATACAGAAGAATATCCGCCCCAACCTTGTAAGCAGATTCAAAAAATGTTGCTATGTTGCTAGGCAAATTGTTTAATGTGTCCCCGTTGTACATCCTAAGAACACCAACTCTGTCTTGGACTGGGTAGATAACAAACAATGTATTGTTCTCTTGAATTCTTATCAATGCTGGATTTTGCATTTCCTGTACATAAGCTGTGTATAACAGTCTTGCAGGAGATATCCCTTCGCTCTTTTTAGATTGAGCTTTCATCTCATTGGCCGGCACTTTGTTTTGATGTGCGGCAATAATAAGAATATCTCCGGGCTGGAGTTTCTTTTTCTTGCTATCGACTAGCGTGACGTTCATCCGACTTTCCAATTTGTACCGTCTGAATAAACGGGGGTTTTAACCGAGCCACCCGTGGCAACAGTTGATCCAAATACAGGAGCTAGGGCATCAGACACAAACGCTCTAGCCCCAATTCCAGATGTAGCGGCGCTTGGTAACGTTACCACCGTGTAAACAGTAAGAGCAGGGATTATTCCGCTGTCCGTACTAAGCTGATCTAATATGCCTTGTATGCGGTTAAAGTACAAACGCAAAACATTATTAAACTGATTTTGATATGCAACAGAATAATCTTCTCCACCAAGAGGCAGTGCTGGTGCCGCAATCTTATTGATCTTGGATTCAGAGGTAACAATGTATGTCATCGTCTACCGTCCAATCTAATGTCTAGACGAGGCGATCCTAGTTGCCAAGTTACTCCAGTGGCCGTAGACCTGACTTCCATAGCCAATTGACGGCCTCTAACCCTTGTATAGATCTGCCCAGTAAATGCCTCAATAGGAATAATCGCTGTACGGGTAATGGTGGCGGAAGCGTTACCACCAACAGATTGAGGATCGTTATACCCAGAACCTGAGTTTTGCATGGGCTTTAGATACATAGTGACTTGCGGGCTAGTTGCGCTAGATCCACGGAATGTAATGTCTGGTAGGACGCGCCATACAAATCCAAACTTATCCCCGTCATCTAGGTCAAATTCGGCAGATGTAATGTACGCCTCAATGGGCAAAGTCGTTCCAGTAGTGTTGTCATCTACACCAATTTCATGGTTGACAAGGTTAAGGTCATAAGTTGCGCCAATTGGATAATCGCTTAGACCAGAATCAAGCCATGCTGTTCTACCCATAGATCCGTAATACCAAACGCCAGTACCGCCATTACCGTTTGGTTCAAGATAGTTATAAACAACATAAGAGTCAACAACATTAGATCCTAGAGAACAGTAGAACCACCATACCTCGTTGAAACCCTCGTTAGTTCCAGACATAACTTGGTCAAACTGGTCTTTATTAATGTTCTCAAAAACGTGCTGGCGCAGATCGCAAGATAAGGTTTGTGTGCGTCCATCGTATTTATAAAATTTATCCACGCCCATCCAATAAGCCACGCCGTTAGCGTAACCAACGGCATTTTCACCAGCGATAGATACGTTGTCACCTACTAGCTGAGAACCCCAAACCACGGGAGCGCCAACATATTGAAGAGAATACAAAGATGAATCAGTCCACACCAATATCTCTTGGCGGGCTTGCATGGCAGTAACAATCTTAGAGCCATGAGATAAGCGTAAATCACCAGCCGTATTGGTGGCGGCAGGAGTCCATTCCACTACGGATTCTTGGTTAGACCAGCGAATCTGCATGGGGTCTTGAACAGTCGATCCAAGGGCGTTACAGCCAAAGGCAAATACATATCGGCTTGTATCAGAGACAAGTAGGTAGTTCTGTACTGTTGGGCAGTTAGACGCACTAGCTAAACTGGTAATGTTTATGCCGCGACTAGAAACAGAATGTGTTCCTGACTGAGTGCCGCTTGTATTGATGTTTGCACCGCCGTAGGTAGCGGTTAGATTACAAGTAGAACCAGAAGAATTGGCCACATAGTAAACAGTTCCCACAGACAATCCTGTGGGCAAAGCGCCCGTAGTGGTTAATTGCACGGCCGTTCCGTTTGATAGACCAGTCAAACTTCCAAAAGTAACTACGGCTGGAGTAGCAATCGTTACCGTGAATGTAGAGCTTGTTACACCTAGATTAGCGTTCCATAGGTAAATTCCACCACCCCTTGGGCCAAATACTAAATCTTGTCCAAAGTTATTCTGACTCCAAAGACGCATAGCATCCGTAGATGCCGCACCAAATCCCCATGTTCCATATCCCCAAAGACCAGTTCCCCATCCCGTCAAAGGAACAGCATAGGCGGGGCCAGTGTTAATCTGATATTGGGCAACCACTGTTCCGCCGCCGGGCGATCCTGCTACGTCCGTTGCATTAGCCGTGGCCGAGACAGTAATGGTGTATGTGTTTACTGTGATAACAGTAACTTTGAACTCACCAGTCAATACGGCGGCGGTAATGTTTCCACCCAACCCTGTAATTCCAGCGCCACTAAAAGTCACATAGTCATTGGTTACACATCCGTGCGCCGTAGCAGATACAGAGATTACGCTAGAGCTGGCACTTGCCGTAAACGGATTGGTTAATGTCGTAGTGGTTCTGATCGGGGTTATATCGTTATAGACACCACCACGCTCGATGTAGAACTTGAGGTTAGTGCCTACACCAATCAGATTTAAAGAGGAGAGAGTAACCCAGTTCCATAGGGATCTACATACCCCCAGAAAGGTGTCAGTAGAAATGCGTTGCCACCCACCTATTTTCTCAGGTGTGCCTTGGCGGAATCGGATTTTGTCGCAGTCATACCAGCCGTTTTCATTGGTATAGCGAGTGTTCTCCTTATTGACCCCCGGCCTTAGAGTTAATTTTTTTAGTGGCATTTCTAATCCTATGACAAGAACAGGGCGCGTTCATCGTTTCGTCTTGTGACTAAACCTTTTAACACTTTACCCCCAGCCTTAGTGTATTTCAAGAACTCGTCTGCCGCACCTTGAATATCGCCGCGAAGAACCTTTTGACGGAGGGTCGAGCGCTGTAGTGTTCCCAGACCAACATTAAAAGCAAAAGAAACGAGACCATCAAAGTTGCCTTGGGTAAGACTAACTGGGCATAGAGTTGATACACCCCGCTCAAAACGAGCCAAATCTGCTCTAAGAATTGCATCGACTTCCTCCATCGGGTACACACGGTTATCTTCTGGGCGTAGCTGGATAGCCGCCCTTTGGTCTACAGGCAACCTAGCCTGTGAGTCATACATTAAGTGACCAACGCCCACCGTCCAGAGGTACACCGAGTCCCGATAAGGCTTTTGCCTCACCCCCTCATGGTGCTTTATATCCTCGATACAGCGGGCGCTTATGTTCATTTCTTCTCAAACGCTTGTGAACCAAACCAGAATGCCACGATGGAAGCCCAGATCAGCTGAGTGTCGTTGTCCCAGAGCTGGTCTAAACATTCTGTAAACGCTACATCGGTATGGTAGGCATAGATAAAACCAGCTACGTCCACAAAGACCAATAACAAAAACATTCCATAGGTAAGGGCGGGGCGCACCATAGCACGGGCGTTAACAACCCACTGAGATGCCCCTTTGCTAATCTCGATATCATGGGCGTAGAGGGCTTGGCGTTCTTGTAGGGCGGTCTGGGCGTTGGTAACGTCAGCGTTAATTTGGACTTGTTCCGTCTGGATATGCTCAATGCGTTCTTGGGCTTCTAGGCCAGCCTTCTTCAAAGTCAACTCACGCTCGGTCTGCATCTGCGCCAAGGCAAGTTCATGCTTCTTGTCAGCACGGTCTTGGAAGAACTCCAGCAGTTTAGGCAATCCGCCCATAAGGAAGGATAGAAGGGTAGAGAGGAGGGTCAGCATTATTTTTCCTTTAGTTCACGTTTAAGTTTGCGAAGCTCTTTGATCTCTTGCTTGAGCTGGGCTTTCATATACAGGGTTTCCACATATGCCATCGATGTCACTCCAACAATTAGGCATATGGCTACCCCGATTAAAACCCACCAGACAAGTTTCGTAGTTGCCACATTAACCACCCAAAAAACATAGATATGAACATCACGGCAATCACCCCACTTGTTATTTCAATGAACTCAATTTCCTGTTGTTCCTTACGCCATCTAGCCTGTCTGGTCTTGCGGATCATTTCTGACCTAGCCCATTCCTGTTCACGTTCAATCTTGCCGTGCATCACCAAGAATCTGCTGTACAAGTCCTTTAACTCTGCTGGGGCGTACACCATTGCCTCACGAACCTGCTCCATCAACTTCTCCATTTGAAGCTCAATAAGCACCCGCTCCACCGCTTTCTTGCTGGTGTTTTGGGTTGGATCGTAGTTGGTCTTGCTCTCCTCTTCTAGTTCAAGGTAATGGTTGGTAATTGCTTGTTGCGTATCAAAGAGGACGCCGAGGTTTGCACCGATCTCGCTGATGAGTTTGAGTTCAAGCTCTTCGTAAGATTGCTGTTGCTTGGCTGTTTTGGCTTTCTTTTGCGCCACAGGCTTTTGTTCTGTGGCTGGCTTAGATTGTTTACCAACAAATAAACCAATGAACCAGTCAAAGATACCTCGGATCGCTTTGACATCGGAGATAACTCCTTCGACCGTCTTCTTTGCGCCCTCCAGCTCCATGCGCCCTTCATGGAGCATGGCACATCCCTGCTTAATAAAGCCAACAGCGGCCTGCGCCGCCATAAGTAGGGAGAATGGGTCAATGGCTTACTCCGTAGGTTCGGGTTTTGGCAATTGAGGTTCTACCTGACTACGCAACTTTGTGTACAACGGGTGAGCGTTGGACTGAGTTGGTAATTGACCGATGATGTTAATAACGTCAACGGCTTCTTGTGCGGTCAGGGTGATGGTTACTTCGTTCATACTGGCGTTCCAGTTTGTGCCACTTGAGCCTGATAAGCCGCTACGACCTCTTCAGTCCATGCGGCATTACAGATAGCGACTACATTGGCTGGTTGACCTGTTAAGTCTTGTGCTGGTGTCAGGCTTGTACGATGGAATGTCTGTGCTATCTGCTCACCATCTTTTAGGATGCGTGTTGCTTCCCGATACAGCACTATGCCGTTTTCGGTAACTGTGATTTGGTCAATGACTTTGGTTTCTGTGAATGTTGACATTGTGTTTCCTTATGCAGATGCACGATAAGTTAAAGTAAAAATAACAATAGCCCCTGTATCCATTGCAAGTTGAGAATCGCTTCCACCGCCTACTGGAATTTGTAAAAAATAACCTGTTGTGCTACTTGTATTTACATTTGCGGCAACATAACAAGATGCGGCAACTGTTAATCCAGCCATACCATTTAAAGCCGCACCATTGTTATATGTTCCAGCACTTGTAAATGGAAGTCCTGCAAAAGCCAAGTACCCTGTACCAGTATGAGCAGACCAATCCATTCTTATGTAAATAGAAACAAGTTGACCGACTTTTATATATGAGCCTGTTTGGTTTGAATAAGTACCCGTTCCCGCAGATGTTGTTCCAATAATGGTTGGTGTAAAAGTCCCTTCCTCATAATCATCCAATGTGTTTGCGTCAGATGATGCTGATTGGGTTGCGGGGAAAGCGATGCCTGTTCCTGATGATGGAACTGCACCACCTAATCCAATGCCATAAGCGTTGACACGGGCGCGTTCTGTAAAACTAGAGCCAGTACCAAAAACAATAGTTGAACTACTGCCAGCACCACCAATTTGCCATTGTGCTGTTGCAGCGTTGTAAGATTGAATGGAGTTGTAATTTGAACCTGTTGCATTATCTGCCACTAATTTTATTGATGTTGCGTACACTCCAGCATTATTGTTATAAAGTTGTAATTGCAAATCTGACGCTGTACTTTGCCTAACATCCAATCTTGTGCTTGGGCTAGTAACGCCAATCCCGACATTTTGGCTAGTATCCACGGTGACCGCAGTAGTGCCACCAGACTGCAATGTAAGAGCAACACCAGATGAACTGGTCAACACATTAGGCGTTGTTACGCCATTTGTTCCGTCAATAATTGCTGTCATATTACTGTCCTTCGAGCGCCACGATACGGGCGGTTAGTGCGTTGATTGTTTCGGCTTGTGTGTCGTTTATTGCTTTTAGTTCTTGGATTGCTTTAACAAGGCGAGGAACTAATTTTCCAAAGTCAACACCCCACATATCGGCTTCTTCTAAGCCTTGGCTAACTGCTTCTGGTGCAACTGTATTTATTTCTTGTGCAACAAGACCAAACTCTTGATGTTTTCCATCACCTACCCAATCAAAAGAACGAACTTTAATTGAGCCAACAGATGAAAGAGCAGATGGTGCATCAACAATGTTTGTTTTTAAACGCTCATCAGATGATGTAACAAAGTTTGTTGCTGTGCCATTTGTTTCTATGCGACCAACTAAACCATTGCCGTTAATAAATCCAATTTGATAAATTTGTGATGTGGTTGAACCAGCACTCCAAATACTATAAGCAATTAATGGATTTCTGATTCCAACACCACTTACAGATGAACTTGGAAGAGCAGTAGCCCCCACCAGCAAGTTACCGCTAGATGTAATACGCATACGCTCAGTCATTGCTGTATCTGCCGTTGCATTTCGTGTATATGCGGCTAAATATCCTACTGTGTTAGGTGTTCCGTCATCTAAACCGCCCTTCCATGCCGCAAAGGTTGTACCGACCTGACCACCAAACTCAATAGCACCACCACCATCTGCGGCATTTTGCGCGGCATTTACATAAATAGTTGCCGCTTTTGCCCCATTAATAGAAGGCGCACTTGTTTCGCCAGTACCAGCAACTTGTAATTTTGCCGTAATAGAAGTTGCACCGATTCCCACGTAACCAGAACTGTTAATACGCATACGCTCTGTCGCGCCAGTACCAGCACCAAAAGCAATGTAGTTGTTATCTACTGCAAATTCCAATGCTTGATTGTTTCCTGCATAAATATAAGCAGAACCAGCAGTTAATACACCATAACCACCATATCCTGCGCTTAATGCCCCAAACTCATGTGTACTTGCGCTGTTTGTAAATTTTGCGTTTGCTACCGCAGAAGCGCCACCATTAGTATTTGTAACAGTAATGCTTGTTGCACTATTTGCGCTATTAGAAACATTTAATTTGCTTGCAGGACTACTAGTACCAATACCCACATTCTGGCTGGTGTCGATGGTGAGTGCCGTAGTGCCACTATTGGTTTGAAGGGCTAACACCCCGCTAGTATCACCAGAGGAAATTAAACCACTACTCGTGGATGCGTTCAGAGTCGATGCCATGTTTTATCCTTTCAGAGCCGCAAGTTCGGCTTTTACTGTATCTAGTTCGGCTTTTAGTTCTTGTATAAAAGCAACCATGTTTGCCATTACTTCTGAAGAAGATGGTTGGATAGATTGATATACAGGTTTGCCATCCTCATCCACGGCATCTTTTTCGCCATGTCCAGAATACTTGGCAACTTCCATGAACTCATGGGCAATAAAACCTACACCTTTACCAGACCCATCCCACCAATCCCAAGTCTTTGGCTGTAATGCCATAACAAAGTCTTTAGCACCTGTTAATGGAACTGGATTGTTTTTAAGGCGGTAATCAGAGGTTAAGTTGTATAAAACGCCTGTTGTTCCGTTTTGTGTAACAGAACCAATAGAACCACCGTTATATCTAAAGTTAATATATGTAGCACCACTACCCGTTCCACTAGCGTGTCCTATATCCATTTCTGATGCAGTACCAGGGGCTAAAACAAGACCTTGCGTTTGTGAACCTCCAAGTGCAGTAGTCCCCACCAGCAAGTTACCGCTAGAGACGATACGCATGGCTTCGGAATTTGAAATAGCAAACTGCATTGCCCCACTAGAACGTAGCGTTTGAATCCAGTTGTAGTAAGCACCAGAAGCATCAAAACCGACTCGCACATTACCAGAAGTTGTTGTAGACGCACGAATTTCTACGTCAGCACCAGTAGTTGCAATATTTAATTTTGTAGCAGGACTACTAGTACCAATCCCCACATTACCCGTGTTGTAGTAAATATCAGAGCCAGTGGTAATCCATTGCCCACTTGCTGTAGTCAACATAGTTCCTGATGCGGAAGGTAGTGTGACTGTGACTGTTCCCGCTACCGCAGGTGCAGATAGGGTTACTGACCCAGATGTATCGCCATTAACAACAATGCTTGCCATATTTATTCCTTATATAACCGCCCAGCGTGAGCCGGAACTTACGGTGACCGATTGACCTGATGCTATCGTGATGGGGCCTGTAGACATTCCAGAAGTGCCAGCCGCTATCGTATAGCTTACGCTGACTGTTTGGTTATTGATTACGATGCCATTCCCCGCATTTAGCACAGATGCTTGAAACTCTCCTGTGCTTGGCTTGTACAAAAGTTTGGCATTGCTTGTGTAAATGTTTAATGCTGTGCCGCTTGTAGCCGCCGCAAAGAGAGGATATACGTTAGTAGCCGTTGAGGTGTCATTGCTGATTGCTGACCCGCCCACTGACTTCCATGCTGGAGATGCGCCGCTATAGCCTTCAAACTCATTTGTCGTGCTGTTGTAGCGCAACATACCCGTAACAGAAGAGCCGGGCTGTTGGGCTGTCGTACCCTTACTGATCGTCAAAGCACCAGTAGAAGAGAAGATAGAGTCTGCCGAGGCGTTTAAAGCAGTGACGTTAGAGATGCCGTATTGATTGGAAACTTTTACAAAGTCAACCCCATTCCAAGCGCAAACAGCATACTCATTAGCCAAGATCGTTACACCAGCTGTAGGGCCAACGCCTACTAACTTAATCGACTGGGTGCTTCCCGTCTTGTTGATAACAACATAGACCTTAGACTGTGCTGGAGCTGTGATCGTTCTGGTTGCTGTCCCGCTTGCTGTCCATAGCAGGATGGCTTCTCTTGAAGTATTTGCCGCACCAGATGTGGTGGATAAGGTTACATCTGCATCGGAAGTGATAGTGGTAGTTCCAGCAATTGCTGAGTCTAAGAGGTTCGTAATGGAGTTATTGACTATATCGCCCCATGTACCCGACAGTTCACCAGTAACGGGTAGTGCAAGCCCTAACAGTGAGGTATATGCTGTGGTCACGTTCTGCTCCTATATTCTTTCATTTTATAGCCATTCCTACTAAATCACAACCCAACGAGAGCCGGAACTTATAGTGACAGACTGCCCGCTTGCAATAGAAATTGGCCCAGCAGACATAGCTGAATCCCCGCTTGCAATAGTGTAGCTTGCAGAAACTGTTTTACTGTTAACCACGATTCCGTTAGATGCTCTTACGGTTGCGCCTGTTAATTGGTTTGGTGTGGTAACTGCGCCAGCCGTGCTTATAGTCAAGGCATCCGCTGTATTGACAGAGCCGTTAACAATAAAACTGATTGCTTGGCTGTCCCAAGTTCCTATGGCTAGTGGGCCGCCATTTGATTCTAGAAATAGCGCTGATGCCGTAGAAAAGGTGTTGTTTGGATACCCTGCCGCAGAATAACTGTAAGCCGAGTTGTTTGCACCAATTTCAAGATACGATGAACGGTTGTTGTTATTTACCGCATAAGCACCATAACTTGTATTGCTTGAGCTTGTGTTTTGTAAACTCGTATAAAGATACAGTGTTTCACTTGCTGTAAAAGCCGCAATCATTCCCGTATCAGAAGTTGTTGCGTTACCAACATTTAATGAGCCAACAGTAGATGCGCCAGTTGTGTAGGGAATCAAAACCCTGCCATTAGCATCTTGGTTTACTGACTTACCAGAAGGATAGGTAACAAATACATCTTTTGTTCCAGCGCTGAAGTTAACCAGTGAGCCTGAGTTGCTGGATGACAAAACTGTCGTGCGGGCGAGGGTTGTTCCTGACGAGGTGTAAGTTCCAATGCCCACCTCCCACTCAGAGCCTGTCTGCCCCGCAATCGTGTAGTAGGTAGTGTTTCCATTACCAATAGCGGCAAATGACTGGAATCCCGTAGAGGCACCAAGCAGAGTCACCGTCCCCGTACCAGTCGTTGTGGTGGTTTCCTTTACTCTATCTGCTAGTACAAGCGCCATTTTTATTCCTTAATTCACAGTATCAATGACTTGCCATTGAGGGTCTTCAACATTGTTTATGTCCGTCCAGCCCGCTGATTGCGAATCATCTATATTTTGCCAGTTTGCTGTCTGACTGTCATCTATCAATGACCAGTAGAAAGCCGCAAGAGTTCCTACATATCCTTGGGCTGAATTTCCAGTCAATGCCTGTGAAATGCTAAACCCAAGAGTTCCAACATCGCCATTTGCGTTTAAACCTGTAAGTGCCGCCGCCTTGCCGGGCAAGATAGTCCCAACAAACCCAGACGCTATATTGCCACTCAGCGCAACAGAGACTGTTACTCCTGCCGCCCCTACACTACCACTAGCCGTTACACCACTTAGGTCTACAGCCATTGATGGAGTAACTGACCCTACGAATCCTGACGCAACATCGCCTGACTCTACAGGCGCTACTTGCGGAGTTAATGTTCCTACAGCCCCGGAAGCCACAACACCCGTCAGTGCCACCGTGATGGTAGTGGTAACGTTACCAACAAAACCAGAAGCTATATCTCCAGCCTGTGTGGGGGATATGCTTGGAGTTACCGCTCCTACCGCACCCGATGCAGACTTACCCGTTAATGCCTGAGATGCTGTTGGAGTAACCGCGCCTACGGATCCAGATGCCAAATTACCAGAAAGAGCAACTGAGAAACTAGTGGTAACGTTTCCAACGGCACCAGAGGCCGCATCTCCCGTCAGAGCTACAGACTGTGTTCCAGCAACAGATCCAACCGCTCCAGAAGCTGTTATGCCTGTCAGCGCTACCGAGAAAGTCGGTGTAACAGTGCCAACAAATCCTGATGCAATATCCCCGCTCTCAGCCTGTGAGCTACTGGGGGTTACTGTTCCGACTGCTCCAGATGCTGTTACGCCTGTGAGGGCTACAGAACTGCTTACGCCTAATGTACCTACCGCTCCTGATGCCGCATTACCCGTTAAGGCGACAGCAACCGTTACCCCAGATAGCGAGGCAAACGGCGTTTCAGCAAAAGCGGAGATACCAAACATGGTCTAAACGGCTTTGAGCCGCCTCCGCTTATGTTGTAGAGATACGCAGTAAAGCGGTAGTCGTTGTGTTTGAAGGCATCGTCAACGCAAAAGTACCAGCAGTAATTGTTTGATTACCAAAGGTATATACGCCAACAGCCTTGTTTGACTGGCTTGAGTTATACATAAGCATCGCATTGAAAGAAGTTGTCAATGTAACGTTTGTGTAGCTGATACTCGCCGAGGGTGTCCAATAAGCCACGCCAGCTGTTGCAGAACTGTTAGTCGAGGCAGGGGCAGTAGCGTTTGTGATTGTCACGCCACCAGCCGTGTAGTTAGTTCCAGTCACTTCACCCGTGGCTGAATAGACTGTAGTGGAGGCATCAATTGTGGCGCTGGTCAAGTACAAAGCCGCCTTGAAGGTGTCTGCTGTAGTTGCCGCACGGATAGGTGCTACGCCAAAGTTGTGAGTTGCAGTTAGCGCTTCGGCTAAAAACGAAGTGCATAGGGATGCGGTATTTGCCATAATATTTCCTTGTTAGAAAGTGCCTACTTCGCCACCGATTGGTAGAGATCTTTTCAAAGTCACATGGGCTGAACGGTGAACCAGTTCACCCTCTAACCAGTATTCAACCCAAGTGGTTAGTTCGTTATCGTCTTCAAATGTTCCCTCTCGCTTTTCCAGCAAAGAGTCATCCATTTCGCCTTTAGTCGTTGTTACTATCAATTTGAACTCCTGATAAGTGCCGCTGTCGGCGTATTGGCCGGCATCGTAATTGTAAATGTGGTGGTGGATGTTTTATCAGATCCAAAATCTAAAACACAAACAGACTTATTGCCCTTGCTTGCGTTATAAAGCAACGCACAACGAGCAGTCAAAGCCGCATTCCATGTCACATTATTCCAATTTACATAGGCCGTGTAGTCAGAAGAGCTGATTGATACACCAGTTAATGTGTAGCCACCAGCCGTATACCCAGATGCAGACACTTCATTTGTAGTTGAATACACAGTCGTATCTTGGTTTAAATCAACATTAGCCGTATACAAAGCTATCTTGATAGTATCCGTAGATAGATCATGTATGCCTTGATACAGTTCTTTCTTGAAACTGGTGGTCTGGGTTTGAACTATGCTCATTGAACTTGCGTCCTAACCTGACCATCACGATAAGCATCCATACGTTGTTTGCCGTCACCCAAGTTCTTGAGTAGAGCAATAGACTGTAGATACATCTCGTTGTAAAACTTAACCAAATCTGGTTCGCCCTTCATGTAACGAATGGCTTCAACCATAGTTCCATTAAGAAGAGCAGAATCAAAGTTGTCGCCTAACCAAGTTCGGCTGGCGGTAACAATTGACTCAGGGTAATAGTAGTAATGCAACTCAGCTTTGTAAGCCGCATCTGGTGTTGGGCCAAGAATGAATGCCAATTCTTTTACATCGGCAGACTGTGGGCCAAAGATGGCGTAGTGTTTAGGCTTTCCAGTGTCCGCAGGATTGGGATATGCATCTCTAATAAAGTTAACGTCTTTATTCAACAGATAGATGTAATCGCCACCAGCGGCTGGATATACAGCCAAAGAGTATGTAGACAAGAAATCATCAGGCGCAGATAAATACTTATTACCAGAAGTCAAAGTTCCAGTAACGTTCTTTCTCAGGTTGGAGATCTGCACCGTGTTATAAATGCGTTGCTCCGCCTGTTTAATCATGGTATTCATATCCGCTGTGGGAAACGTGTTCTCACAGTAGTCTGAAACAGCAATGACTAATTCACTATATGTCATGCCATTGGGCCTCTGGCCATCACGCCTTTAGTTGCCGCACCAGTGCCACGAATTTTGATACCAGATGTTTTGGGTTGCTCGTCACCAGCAGATCTGCTGATAGCGCCAACGCTCACATCGTACTGATCAAGCTTGCTTTTGTTAGGCTCTTTGCCGGGATTGTTAGCAATCTTTGTGGCTTTGCCATTCATATCGTGTGGCTTGGCATAGACGCTGGCAGAGCCAACTTCTTTACCCATCATTTTCTTGCTAAATGTGGCCATTATTTGCCCCTTGAAGATTTCATTTGATTGGCAACTTTAGCCAAGCCGCGACCCAATTTACGCATTTGCATATTGGTCTTGCCGCCTTTAGCTAACTTCAAAGTGGTACCTTTACCACCTTTATGCTCTTGAGCATCGTGCTGTTTAAAGGCTTTTTTAATCATAGCCTTGTCTTGTTTTACATCTTCTTTATCCATGTTCCGCTCCTAAGTTACGCTTACCGTTACTGTACCAACACTTGTCGTTCCCACCAAGTTATTTGGCGTTAAACCTACATCAAAATTGCTTGATCCACCCACTGGATACCAACCCCATTGAATATCTCTAGAACCCCCCGTAGGGTAGCCACCAAAGCTATCGTTTGGATTGATCTGCAATCCATTCACACCAGCCGTTACATAAGTAGTATCTTTCCTTGGTTCTCTCAAAGCCTGTGGATCCTCTACTGGGTACATACCCAATAACAACTGTGGCTGATCTGGATCCCAGCACTCAGGGCAAACCTTTAGGTCATACCGCTTTGTCTTGATAACCTCTGTCTTTAACTTTTTGAGCTTGTACTGCTGACCACACCGATCACACTCGGCTATGGCAAATTTGCCAGAGGCGAATGTATTACCCATTAGGGTGTACTCCCACCAATGAACTGCTGTCTAGGCACAAACCGCAATGGCGCTTTCTCATGGTCTTCACCAGCCGCCAAATTGAACTGTTCATCGTATGCTTGTTTCAGCATATCCAAACGTCCTTGTAACTCAGGCACTTTCATGGCTATGTAGTAAGCCAATCCTGAGACAACGCAAGGCAAGAAACGAAAATTCATATCAGATACCTGCACACCAGAACCAGCATCTTGAATCCTACGCATTCTGTAGTAGACAAACTGGTAAGGGGTAGAGTTATCTGGGGTTGGCCATACTGTTACCGCAGGTAGCTGGGGTACATACACGGCTGTTCCTGTTGTGTGCGTAGCCGCCGTTGTGCCTGACTGCCCACGGAATACATTGCCAATAGTATTGCCGTCAATGTAGTTGTAATACATGATCTCCGAGTCCAACTTAATGAACCCAGATCCAGCCAATCCAGAAGTAGAACTTAGCGTAATTGTTGTGGCACTAGTGGTAACGTTTCCATTGGTAGTCAAACTAGTTGGATTAGTCTCCCCAGACAAACGCTGAATCCACACTTGGATAGGACGAGCCTGAGTCAGTTTATTGGGAATAGTGGCATAGGTAGAAACACTAATACGGCTGATTGTTAGGTCAGCTTGTGTGCTTACAGAGTTAGCACCAGTACGAATTACATGGTCTAACAGATCAATAGTATCAAGTGGCAAAGAATAAGTATTCAATCCCGGCGTTAAATCAATTACACCCTGCTCAATCGTCCACATATTCAAGCCACGATTAGACCATTCAATGGTCATTATGTTCATGGATCTACGGGCAGTCCTTAGATCGTAGCCTGTACGCATTTCTCGACCCGCACGTTCCCACGCTTCCTCGGCAATCTCCGTGAAGTCCATGTTGAAGGCGGTTGAGCCAGTGGTGTAATTCATTTCTTAGCAGTCTTTGCAGATTGAATAAACGCTTCAGCCGTTGGCGCACCTAGCGATCCGGGCTTACGCATCTTTTCACCAGAGCCTTTGGCAATACGTTTTCTCTTGGCATTGATATTGGCATACAAACCAATGGGGCCGCCTTCAGCATATTGCGTAAAGTCGGTATCGTCCCGTCTAGCTTTCCGCTTTCCGGTAGGCATCTTTGAGGGATTTATATCCCCCATACCACGACACGCTCTCATTTTTTAAGTCCTTTAAGGGTTTGTGCCAATCTAGCACGTTTACCCTCAACACCAGATTTCTTTGCGGCGGCGGCAAGCTTCTTGGCGGGGATGGTTTTACCAGCCTTTACACCAAGTTCTTTGCGCAAAGCGCCGGGTTTAGAAATAGCTTTTTGAATCCATTTTTCAGCCATTACTTTTTCCCCTTTTGATAACCACCGCCACACATGGCAACGAGTGTTCCCCTAGTCTTACCCTTGGTAGCAATACCATCGGCGCGTCTAGATGCCATTCCGCCCTTTGCTAGAGGGACAATCTTCATGTCTGCTTCTGCTTTTTTGTTTGGCTTGTACGGCAAAGTCTGTGCGCCTTCGGGCATACCTTTGCTTGGCTTTGATCCCATAAAGTCTTCTTTTTTAGCAGGAGATCTATCAGGCAAAGTTCTTATCTCAAACTCTGGTGCATTTTTGTCAACCTTGATACCACTACCCAACTTAGGTGGGTTGTAATCTTTGTAGTAAGTAGGATCGTCTAAATGTTGAGATGTAGCTTTTGGCATATTGAACCTTTTTAAGATAATTACATCTTAATGTTTTTTCCTTTGGTAAGGGCTTTTTTCTGAACGGTGTGTTCGCCTTTGCCCTTCATTCCACCGGCAATGACTTTACCCATTTTGGTAGTGGTAACGTTTCCACCCTTTTTCATGCCCATCATTCCAGTCATAGCAGTTTTTGCCATAGGAGTAGGCTTCTTCATGCCATCTTTAGCGGTACTCATACCGGCCTTCATTACTGGTTTACCCATCTTAGTTGTAGCCATTTCACCACCTTGTTTAAAAGTTTTGCCTTTATCGGCTTTGCTGAAATCTTTCCCCACGGACTGGGGAACCCCTACCTTCTTGGCAAACGATGGGCTGTGAGCCACCGCCTCCATGAACTTATGTTGTTTTGCGGATGTGGATGGCATTAGCACATCTTTCCGCGAGTCTTACCACGCTGGGCAATACCATCGCCACGACTAGATGCACTGGAAACTTTTCCACCTTTGGCTAAATTGCCACGGGCGGCGGCTTGTTCACGCTCTTTTTGCACTTGACGGCTAACAGGTCTAGTAGATTCGTAGTTCTGTTTAGCCTTAGATAGCATATCGCCGATAGAAGAACCTACACCGCTAAGAGCTTCACCAACTCTTGCGCGTCTTGCGGCATTCTCTGCCTCAATATCAGCGGCACTTTTCTTGGTTTTTACTTCACCAGAGAGAGTGCGATATGTATCTTTTTTCTCCGTAGCTGGCGCAGATGATGCGGGTGGAGCTGAAGGAGGTGCAGAAGCAGGTACAGAAGTAGCTTCTGGCTTATTAAGATTCTCAAAATTAATTTGTTGGCGAGGCGTAGCTGATTCGCCACGGCGGGTAAGGCCACGCTCTTTGTTCAAGAAGTCACGCAAGCTCAAGCCTGATTTAGCAAGCTCTTCTTTGGTAACAACACGCTGTTTTTTAGCGACAGGCTCTGGTCGCATCATGCTAGAAGGGGCAGGGCCATATTCACCAGTACCGCCAGAACCACCATAGTCCTTGCCGTCTACCATAGATCCTTCTTCGCCATCGTAACGTTTCGTCTTTTTCATTTGCTATCCCCTTTGCTGAATAAGCTGGTCAATTTTTGCTTCAAGCCTATTGAAGCGCTGGTCAATGTGGTCAGTAATTCTTTGAACTTCTGCTTGAGTAACGTAATCACGGGCTACCTCCTCACGGGTTATGTTTAGTAGGCGCTCGACACGTTTAATGTCCTCGCCCATATCCTTGACTTGGCCAAGTTTTTCCCGCATTAGAAAGCCAAAAGCCCCCAACACTATGGATAAAACTGCTGACCAAATCATGTTGGCATCCATTAGCAAATCTTTCCTTTGGTCTTGCCTCGTTGAGCAATGCCATCTGCTGATTTAATGTATCCACCGTCAGCGCAATTCCATGCTCTAAGACTTTTGTTAATCCTAGAGTTCGGGTCGTTCGCTGTTTTTTCGGATGTCAGTTTCTTTTTCATCCCACTCATGCGGGCGCAGAAAGAGTCGCGCCTTGATCCGCCTTCTGGTTGAGGCGGTTTCAAGTTGTGACCTTCTTTCTTCGCAGAGGCTCGGCCCTTGGCGTTCAAACCGCCATTCGGATTTTTTCCTTCTGCTCTCTGCCATGCGGGACTAGCCATTTGCAACCTTCAATGAGGGTTTTGCGTGTTCTTTTAACAAAGGACGCAAAACATCTTTTTCAAAGTCTCTTGTGAATTCTTCTGAACCAATGTGTGGCAGACTGATCATTGGATCTAAGTAAATCTTAAATCCTTCTGTTCTTGCTCTCAAACAGAAAGCATAGTCTTCGCCAATGTACTGTCCATCAAGAATCATAAAGTCGAATATGGCGTGTTCGATTTCACCATCGCCATCGCCTTTGTATTCCCACTCTGGATGTTTTGCAATCATGTGTTCAAAAACATGACGGCGAACAAGCATGAATCCTGTAGAAACACTCTCCACTCTCATCAAGCCATGATCATCAAACTCCAGCTGGCCATCTTCATCTAGATAGAAATCAAGGAAGAATTTAGCGTCTTTAGCTCTACGAGGATACGATCCAGCTACAACATCTTTGTCTGAAGATAAAGCCAATAAACGAGTAACAGCATCTGTATTAATTACCACATCAGCGTCTACAAACAAAAAGTCTGTGCAGTCTGATTCCATAAAGTTACGAACCAATTTGTTTCGTGCTTTAGTAATGATTGAACAGCCAGACATATGTACGAGATTTAGTCGTACACCCATCTTGTCTAACTTAGGCAC